GAATTTAAAATAATCACGGAAGAAGATTTGTTTTAAGATCTTAATATTTGAGTATAAATATTCTTAAATCCCTCTCCTCTATAAATGTATTGTACTCTACAAAAAAATGAGATTTTTAATTCTCACGTAAATGGGAGGGAAGGTTGATGGCGGATGTAAGAAGATTTCCATATAAAGGGAGACGAATAGCAACTTTTGAAGCAATTGATGGAACGACGATAATTACATATGAAGCTGACCAAACTCAGATAGATAGAATTGAAAGAGAGTATGGTCAAGATTTCATTTACGGAAATGCTGTATATATTGCTCAGTATAATAAAGGATCTAGAAATCTAAGCGCTGTTCCTAATGGTCCAGCAGGAGATCAAAATATTTTAAATGGAATTTCTAATGTTGATCTAGTTGCAGAAATAAATAATGATTCAACTTTTTACAATCAAGCAACTGGTACTGCACCACCTCAACCAACGGAGCAAAATCCAGATCAGCTAGGTGGTTCAAGTCCTATCAATCCAGCACCAATCGGCACCCCACAAAACCCAGCACGTACTATATTATTTTATCCAAATGATTTAGGTACGACATTTAATTCGGATAACCAAGATGTAATTGCGTTTGAAACTTTTGATTATAAATCTGGAATTGATATCAGGTTAAGTCCAGGAGATGCGGGAAAATTTGGTGAATTAAAACCCGTTCAATTTATTAAAACTGATGAACCTATCATAGTATTACCAATCCAATCATCAATTACAGACCAAAATTCGGTTGGATGGGAATCCGATACAATGAATCCAATCGAAGTTGAAGCAGCAGAGCTTTCAGAAACCTTAATGACAACAAATTCAACATTAGAATTAATAAAAGCAGCTACAGGATTTTACAATACTGCACTCATAGAATCAAAAAAATCTGGAAATGAAATAAGAACTTACTTAGTTGGTCAAGCAGTTGGTGTTAATAATTTACTTTCAAGATTGGAAGGTAAAGTTCTTAATCCAAACTTAGAACTATTGTTCCAAGGACCTCAGTTAAGACCTTTTAACTTTACATTTAAAATGTCTCCAAGAAATGGTGATGAAGCAGTAACAGTGAAAAAAATTATAAATTTCTTTAAGAAAAATATGGCAGTGAGAAAAGAAGATAGTGTTGTATTTTTAAAAGCACCTCGTGTTTTTAAAATCAAATATGTATATGGTGCTACTTTTCAGGAGCATCCTGGTGTGAATCTAATCAAAATGTGTGCTCTAACTAACTGTTCAGTTGATTACACTCCACTTGGAAGTTATGCAACCTTTAGAGACGGTACAATGGTTGCTTATAATATAACATTATCATTCCAAGAACTCACTCCAATTTATAATACTGATTATGAAAAGTTTGATTACGGAGATGGCGAAACAATATCAAATCATCCAATAGGAGCATAAGATGGCGAAACCTTATTTCAGACAGATACCAAACTTAGAATACGTCAGCAGAAATCCTGGCGAGCATAATATTTCTGATTATGTTCCTGTTAAAAATCTATTCAAACGTGCGAAACTAAGAGAAGATATTTTTGGTAATCTAAACTTCTTCGAAAAGTATTCAATCATTGGTGATGAAAGACCAGATAATGTTGCTTTCAAATATTACAATGATGATACTCTAGACTGGGTAGTTCTCTTATCAAATAATATTCTGAATGTTCAATCAGAATGGCCTATGACCCAGAGAACCTTTGATAAGGTAATGCTTGAAAAATATGGTTCTTACGAAAACTTATACTCGGGAATACACCATTACGAAACTGAAGAAATACGTAACTCTTTAGGTGCTGTTGTTCTGAAGTCTGGTATTCGCATCCCACCAGACTGGAAGACCAATGGTAACTTTGTAGAAATCAGTAACTCATCAATCCTTTCTATTTTTTCTGGCGATGGTATTAATCCATCCACAGTTGTAAATGTAGCAACAACCAACGGTATTATCGGTCTTGAAGTTGGTAGTGAAGTAATTGTTGATGGAGTTTCTGAAGTTGAATACAATGGTAGATTTGTAGTTACTAGTATTACTGCGTTCTCTGGTGAAATTGTATTCAACTTTACTTATGAGTTAGCATCAACACCAAATGTTGCTACTCCAACTCTATCAACAGCAAGAACAGAACTGATTAGTTATGTACTTCCAGAGACATCAGAAACTCGCGGTAACTCTTATTACTATGAGTTCTGGGATCCTGGACTAGGTAACACAGCTCTTATTCCATCTTCAGACTTTGTAAATCCTATTACAAACTATCAGTATGAATCTAGGATTGAAGATGATAAAAGAAATATCTATGTTCTAAAACCAAGATATCTAAATGTATTCTACAATGACCTTGATGATATTATGACTTATAAGGGAGGATCTAGTCAATTTATATCTAGTAATCTTAAGCGCGGAGATAATATACGACTATTCATCTAAAGATAAACTGCATATTTTTGAATATAATACTTGGATCTTCCAGTTTTTTCTAAAGCATCTTTAACACATTCATATACAACCCCATCAAATTCAATTCTTTTTGCCCTTGGATTTTTTCCACCTAACAATTCTGGAAATTTTTTTCCTTTATTCCAAGGAGTTCTTCCTTTACAAGAGTTACTAATTTTTTCTCTAACCTCAGGCCTTTTTGTTGGATTTTTATCTCCAGAAAATCTTCCTTTTAAAGACAATCCCCTTCTAATATCTGCTTCTTTTCTTTTATCTGTTATAGTTTTTACTTTCCCCTTATTTGATTCTCCTATCTTTCTTTTATGTTCTTCTGATAAAATTCTTCCTTTAAATGCTTTACTTATTTTTTCTTTAGTTTTCTCTGATACTTTTCTTCCCTTACATAAATCACTTAGTTTCTTTTTTTGTTCCTCAGACATTTTTTCCCCTTTGTTATGAGGAATCACTCCTTTTCTAGAAAATCCAGTAGAAGTTTGATATGCTCTATTAGCAAAGTGAGGATTTTCAACTACTCTATAGTACTCTTGTAAAATAATCTCATCGGCATATGCTTCTTCTCTTGTAGCATAATCATCTTTAAGGATTATCTTTAGAGATGGTTTAAAGGTTTTATCTTTAAAGGAACCAAAATACTTTATATCTTTTTCAGGGAGACACCTACAACTCCTTGATCCAAAATATCCTCTACCATATTCCTCATAGGAATAATAGACATAGTGATACTCTCTTAATTCCATAACTGCTCTTAAAACCGACTAGCAATAGTATTTATAATAAAAAGGAGGAGATTGCTCTCCTCCAACCTTAAAGATGCTAGTCAGTTAAGGCGTAGATATTTAGCGAATTATTCCGCCAACTTCTGAAAATATGACATCGCGTCATCAATATCATCATCCTCATCATCCTGAGAAATCTTAGGAAGTGAAGGTGACTTAGCACGACTATAAGACTCTTCTAGTTCTTCCATTACTCGCTCTTCACGACTTGAAGTTTGAGTGTAGGATTCTAGTTCATCTTCTTGCTGCACTACAGCACGAGACTGGACAGGAGATGAAGTCTTACTAAGTCCTAGAACATAGTTCATACGACGCTCTAGGTCTTCATATGACTTGAACTGATCTGCTGCTGTGATTGCTGCTAGCGAATACTCTTTCTTCCAGATGGCTTCAAGAGCATCATCATCATCCAGGAGTGGTGCAACTCGGTCAAACTCTGACTTATCATAGTTCCAGTAACCATCTTTCTTTACAATCTTAAGTTTGAAGTTAGCACCCTGCCAGAAATCAAAAGGATTGATAGGATCTTCATCATCAAACTCAGGTTGCATAGCATTTAGAATCTTATCAAAGATCTTCTTACCATACTTGAAGAGAAATACTTTACCTTCGTTCTGAGGATTTGCAGGATCTTTTACGACGTAGATATTGGAGTAGTAAGACAGTTTACGCTTTTGCTTACGTACAGTTTCCTTATCTTGCTCACTACCACTATTCCACAGACCACGATTGAATTCGCTCACTGGGTCCTTTTGTCCGATGGTAGTGAGGCTGTTCTCGATATACCAAGATCCACCGGGACCTTGGAATGCGTGAGTATACATTTTTGCCCAGGGTACATCTTCCCCATCAGGTGCGGGAAGAAAACGAATAATCGCTGAACCCACACCGGTTTTGTCCATCGCTGGCTTCCATAGGCGCTCATCAGCACCACCATTAGTCGGGGTACTCATTTTTTCCACTTGCTTCACTAATTTTTCTGTGAGTGAACCAAGTGATGATTGCTTTTTAAGATTTTGAAAACTCATTTTGATTTCCTTGTATTAAATGGATTTGGCTTTTAGACGACTTTATCTTATCTAAGATAAGAAGGGATGTCAAGCCCGAGTCCATCCTTTATGATGGTTTCTTTCTCCAGAAATAACACGATGAATAGCAGAATTGCTTAATTCATTACATTCACAAAAATATTTTAAATTGTTCGTAGTGTGTATAGTTCCTTTCGGATCTTTTAATTTCCACGTCTTATTATTATATTTTACTCTATTTTCTCTCAGCATTTTTTTAGTTTCTTCACTATGCTCCTTATTTTTCATACCATAAGTTCCGGGTTTCCCCATATGACTTTCGCTCATTTTCTTTTTAGTTTCTTCTGTTGTTATTCTTTTATTTCTTGCTTCTTTTAACTTTTTTCTTACCTCAGGTCTTTTTGCTGGGTTATTATTTCCAACCATAAACTCTCTTGGAGTTACATAATAAAACTTTGATGAAGTTTGCTTTGCTCTATTAGCAAAGTGTGGATTTTTATCTACTTCATAAAAATCGTGAAGAGCACATTCCGCTTCAAGTGCTTCTTCAACACTACTAAAAGTTTCTAAAATAATCTTTTGAGTTGGATTAAAAGTTTTATCCTTAAAACTTCCAAAATAATTTACATCTTCTTCAGGGATACATTGGCATTCTCTCTTACCAATGTATCCTCTACCATATTCCTCATAAGAATAGTAAACGTAAAAGTATTTTTTCATCTTAATATTCTACAGGTCTGAACCTGTCTTGTCAATCTGTTCTTTCATAACTTCAAGCATCTTAGACATATTGTTTAAGATGATGTTCATATCAGTTCCAGGGGGCATACCCATTACGATAGCAGCATCAACAATACGCTCTTTCATTTCTTTTGCTTCAGAGTCATCAGATAAAGTCATTCTAGTATAAAGAACTTTCTGTTTATCCAACAATCTTTCCAAAAGTTTTACGTGCTCAAGTTTTTCTTCTCTAGACATAGTAGGAAATTTATAGACGTTTGAATTAACTTCTTCCTGCAATTCAGAGATTTATGCTATCTCAGCACGGACGACATCAGAATCAAAAAAACTCATTGCTCTCCTAGAATTAATTGCTTTAAAATTTTGCGATAACGCAGTACATCTATATGTAGGAAAGGTTCGTATTTCTTAATTCTGCGACTTACGGTTTCCCATACAGGTTCTTTAAGTTTCTTATCAAACTTATTCCCGAACAGGAATATCTTATTGTAAATGACTAGGGTTTCTATACT